TTTTATAAAATTATCCATTGTCATATTCTAACCACACCCCTTTTTCTAACTTATTTTTAATTTGATTTTCCTTGTCAATCATAAACGTTATATAAACTGTATCATCTTTATTTGAAACAACTCTTATTAAATTTACTTCGTCATATCTGATAAGATTAAATTCCTTCTTTCTTTCGTTCCACTCTTTGAATTTTACTTTATCTTTCATAGTGTTTAATAACTTTTCCTTATCAATATTTGAAGAATTTATCCTTTTTAAATAACTTACTGCAAAATGGTCGCTAACATTTAAGTTGTTATCTTGAAATTCATTATATACTTTCAAAACTTTTCTTTTGTATGTATCAGTCCAGTTTTTACTCATTATATCGGATAAAATTTCGTTATTTTTAACTTTAATATTACTAGCAACACTCTTTCCGCTTATATGTTTATTATAATACAATTTTTGAGTATTTTCAAGTCTTGTAGGTGTTTTTATTAGTTTACTAAAACTTTCGTACTCATCCTTTTTTATTTTTCTTTTTGCTGAATTAATCATAAACATTTCTTTGTCGTCAATTTCATTATACATCAAAAGACTTTTTTTGATATTTCTTATATCTCTTTCCATTTGTCTTTGAATTTGTGTTGCTTCATAATAGCTGTACTCTTTGCCTTTATAGTGTATTGTTTTGCTTTGTATTTCTTCTAAATAATCGCTTGAATAAGGACTTGATAAACCTTCAAAAAACGGATACCAATTATGTTTACAATTAGCACCCATAAAGCCAGTAACTTCTCCATATCCAATATCTTCAAGTGTTAAATACTTTGTATTTTCTCCGCTTAAAGATACTATTTGACCTTGCCATACTGAATGAGATAATCTCGCTCCTAAATGGGCGGTTATTTCCATTAAATCGTGTTCCATTTCTTTGGCATTCATTAAAGAAATTTCTCCGCTTAATCTATTTAAACTACTTCTAACATTCATTGATACCGCACTTTCTAACGTGTAGTTTCTTCCGCTATTTTCATAGTTTACAAACTTTACACCGCCTTTTGAGATGTTATTTATAACACGTCTTACAGCTTTTGTTTTGTCTATAACTCCGCTTTGAGTGCTTACTATTGCTTTGTTTAATTCGTGTTTATATAGCTTATTAAGTGGTATAAACTCGTCATTAACTGCAACTCCCATTGTATTTGCTATACTGTGCAATTGTTTCTTCATTGCTTCTTGATATAGTTCTATTTGCTTTAAAACCGCCTTATTTTTAACGAAAGGCATTAAAGACTTATCAATCATCGAATAAATGTTTTGCTCGTCTAAATAATGCTTTTTTATGCTGTCTTCAACAAGTAAATCTAACTTAGTATCTATATCTTTAAAATATGGCTTTAATTTCTTTTTAAGTTCGTTATAATCACGTCCAGAATAAAGCCACATTTCCGTTTCATATGATACATCTAAGTTTTTATTAATTTTTTTTGCAATATCAATTAAAATCTCGTCTTCTATTTGTTCATAAACTTTTAAAAGTGGATCAGCTACATTTGTTAAATATTCTGGACTTAACATTGCAACACTTCCTATTCTTCTTCTATAACGTCATTAATTGCTTCTTCTTTCGGTATAATGTTTTCTGTTTCTTCTATACCATAAACATCTTCAAGATATTTTTCTTTTGTTATAATTCCCGTTGCTACTTCTTGCAATTTTATTTGTCTTTCTGTTTTACTATCAACAACCAAGCTATCGTCAAAATTAAATTGCATTGTATAATCTTTATTGTATTTGATTTTTAAAACATCAAACCAAAAAGTTAAAACCTCAACAAATTCTGTTAAAGTGTTTTCCAATTCGTTTTGAATGTCTTTAACAGTTGAAAAACTTCTTTGCTTACTTGCTTTGATTTCTTCTGCTGTCTTTTCTGCATCGTTTATGTCTGATAAAGTTCCATAAGCTAAACCGCATTTAAACTCAATATTTCTTAATATTTTATTTAAACCATTGAATAAGCTGTTATCCCTTATTTGTGGACTAAAAACATTGTAAAAATTATCGTCTAACGTTCTGCCTAAATCTCTGAATAATCTTTCTTTTCCAGCTGGCAAATCGCCGTTATTTTTTAAAACTGTAACATCTGCATCAATAGCAAGTTCAGAACCTTTGTATTCCCACAAAATGCGTTGATATTGCTCGTCTGCGTCTTGTATTAATGATAAAGCTCTTGCAAAACAACTTATTCCTTCAAAACTTCTTAAATCAAGATTATTCGCTTGTGGATTTTTAAAGTAAGCAAATAATGGCTTATCACGTTTTAAAATGTCTATTTCTTTGATATTTTGCCATTGTGATATTGTTGTTAATGGTATTTGTTGCCCTAATTCATTTGATGAGTTAGACTTATAAGCTTTATTTTGTATTGTGTATTGATTACCTTTTATTTCGTGTTCTTCAATTCTGTTATAATAAACAATTTTATCTTTTTCAAGCACTTTTATTCTGTCTAAAAAAGCAATATGATTAATATCTCCAAAACTTGTAAAACCTAGAATAACGAACATATCAGGAGTGCAAACATCTACTCCAATTTCATTGTCTGTTAAATAAGGCTTTAAACAAACACCGCCTAATGCAAGTCCATATTCAGTTATTCTTCTTATTTTTTTAATAACTTTTTGATAAACTTTGTCTAATTCTTCGTTATCTTCTATTTTTGTTTCAAATTCAATAGTTGTAAGTCTTGCAAGTTCTGATGCAATAGATGAACATAAATCAAGACTAATTTTGTCAACTGTACTATCTAACCAAAATGGTTCGCCGTGATAACAATTAAGCCAGACGTGAAAATTATTTTCAATGTTATTTTCAAGATTGCTGCCTAGTCTTAATCTTATTTCATTATCTAAATATGCCAATAATTTTTCTCCTTTCTTGTTAAATCATTGATAAAACTTTGATATACTTTTCAAAGCTATATTCAAAACTATCTAATGTATCTATATCACTTGTATTGTCGTCAAGTCTTTTGTCTTCAAGACTTTTACTATCCCAAACGGCACTTTGTAAAGCATCAACAAGAGATGTATTTTCATTTTTAATATAAAAAAAACGTGATGTAGTCATTAGCACGTTTACTATTCTAATTCTATTTATAATTTCATTTTTAATTGCATTTTTAATTGCAATATTTAAGTTGTTGTCTTGTAATGCTTTTTGCATTCCACGAATTAAAACTTGTTCTGCACTATCACAATAGATACAGTCAATTCTGCCGTATTTATAAAGCATTTTTTTAACAAAATCAATGAATTGAGCATTTAATCGTTCTGGTGTATCTGGTTCGTGTTTTTCGCTTGCTAATGCAATAAGTTCTTTATAACCTTTTGTAATTCCAGTACAACAAAAAGCGTGTTTTGATTTATTACCGCCGAAGTCAACTCCAATATTTATTGTTTCAAAATTAAAACTTTTTTCTGTTTCAAATTTTGTAACATTATCTGCAAAACTTTTGTAAATAACACCTTCGCCAGCTACCCAGTTTCCAAGTATATCTCTTTGGTAAAATATGCCCTGTGGTGTGTTTGCTTTTATGTTTTTGATGTAACGTTCGCCTAGAAAAGTATTGTCGTCTAAACTGTATTTAAAACTTAAAATATTAGCATCTGAATTATTTATATATTCATTTAACAGCCAATGTTTTGGATTATCTGGGTTTGTATCGACAAGTATTCTTGCACCTTCGCCACTGCAACGAGAAATAATTTCTTTAAAAACTTCTTGCTTTGCAAGTGATGCTTCGTTTATGTAAGCACCAAAGGCAGTCATACCACGAATACCGCCAAGACCTGCAATAGTTCCTGTATAAGCTTGAACGATTTTAACACCTTTAAAAGTAAAAGAACCGTGCTTATCGAATTTAAAAGTAATACCATATTTATTATAAATTTCAGTTAGTATATTATTTTGAATAGTTTTTGAAGATACACCAGCAAGAATATACATCGGAGTTGCAATTCCTAATGTATCAGCAATTTTTCTTACTCGCATTAGTTCCATTAAAAACAAATCATTATTTAAAATTGTTTTTCCAGAACGTTTTGCTCCGTGATTAATGAGCATAAACCAGTCGCTTTTTTGTGTTTCTTTTAAAACTTCAATTTGTTTTTTTGTATATAGATCATTAAGGCTCATTTTTGATTACCTCTTGAAGTTTTTCAAAATAGCTGTCCAGTTTTTGCTCTGTTGTTTGTTCTTCTTGCTGTTCCTTTCGGTTATTTTCAAGTCTTAAAGCTTTTATTCTTTCTTTTTGTTCTGCTATGTCGTGCTTATCTTTTGCATTAGTCAACTTCAACATATTTTCAACAGCTTTTTGATTTCCTTTTACTGCTTGTTGAAAAACACTAAAAGCAACTAAACTTTGATTATCGCCTGTCATTCCTAAATTTTCAAGTTGTTTTTTAATTTTAGGGTCGTTAACGTCTAATGATAGCAAAAGCTCCATTGCTTTCTTTAAATCGGCTTTTTTTCGCTTTGCAGCCCCACTTGCTTTGCCACCTTTGACCGCAAGCTCTCGCTGTTTTTCTGCCGTGAGTTTATCAAAACTATATTTTCTTATATTTTCATCATTAGCCAATCGCCTCACTTCCTTTTCGCAAATAAAAAAAGACGATTGTTTCGTCTTTATCTCATAAAACTTTTAAAATTAAATTTTTTAGGCTTAACATTATATTTTTTAGCTTTTTCTATCGACTTTTCATTAAATTCTTTTATAAAATTCTTTAACTTTTCCTTCGCTTGTTTTTCTGTTATATTTCCTAATCTATAATCAAGTCTTACTGTTTCTATATATTCTATATTACTCATAATATCACTCCTTTGTCGTATTATGAATAGATTCTACCATTTTTCAAAATAAATGTCGATAGTTTTTTTAAAATTCTTCTAAAGAATAATCTATATTTTCTAAAACTTTAAAATTATTTTGTATTTCTTTTGTATCGCCTTTGTAAAATACAAGAATATTTTGATGAATTCTAGTAGTTTTTCTATTAACCATAGCTTTTCTAGCTCTTAAAGATGCACTTCCTACAACATTTAAAAGAATTATATCATTGTAAAAGCAAAATCCTTTACTTTTAAAAGCATCTTTTGTTATACCAGTTAAATCTCTATATCCACCTTTTTTATCTCTTACATCTGATATTACAACTATTGCAAATCTATTATTTTTCAACTTATCAGCACATTTTTTTAAAATATCAGTATATACATTTTTAAAATCTTCAAAATCCATATTTGAAATATCGTCTTTATCGTCGCTATATACTTCTAAATCAAAATAAGGTGGGCAAGTAAATATCAAATCAACACTCTCATTTTCTACATACTTATCAACATTTTGTGAATTATCAACTATCCAATTAATTTTATTTAGATCACAATTACATTCTTTTGCATTAAGTTTATTAGCTTCTATTTGTTCTTCTCGCAAATCAATTCCTATATAGCTATTTCCTAATTTTTCAGCAACAATTCCTCTAACACTGCCACCAGCAAAAGGATCTAATATAATAGAATTATCTACACCAAACCAATTATAGCAAACTTCGCAAATAACTGGATTAAAAATGCTTGTCTGAGGTAAGGAATCATTTTTTAAACTATCACAAAACAGTAACTTATCTCCTCGCCCTAATTCGGATTTTATCCCTAAACTTAACCACTCATTTTTTCTATCTATCCACAATTTACTTCTGGTATCAAATACTGAAAAAGGAGGAACGATAAATGTATCAAAAAGATTAGAATCAATAGGATTATTTTTTATCTTATCATATATAGTTTGTTTCTCTATATCAAAATCTATATCAAATCCAAACTGTGACATATCAATATTTAAACAATCTAATTCTTCTTGTAACAATTTAAAATCAAAACCAGTATTCATAGTTAGTTTATTATGAACTAAAATATAAGCTCTTTTCTTTTCTTCGTCTAAATGAGTCAATTTAATAACATCAACATCATTATATCCTAACTCTTTTAAAGCAAAGTATCTGCCGTGACCTTCAATGATTGTATTGTTTTCGTCAATTGCAATAGGGTCATTATTGCCAAATTGAAGAATAGAATTTTTGATTTGTTCAATTTGTTCCTTTGTATGAATTTTCGCATTGTTTTCATAAGGAATTATTTTTTCAATGTTCATTTTTTCTATTTTCATAATTTGCTTATTTTTCCTTTCTTTGTAAATTTTTGTAAACAAAAAGCAATGCCATTCCGCATTGCCGTTTGTTTGTTGATGTGCAAAATTGTTTAAAATATAAATTAAATGGAGATTTTCAAATGAATTTTTAAAAACTTTTACAATAACATTATAACACCTTTTATCGTGTTTTTAGTATCAAAAAAGTATCAAAAAAGTATCATTTGTAAATTATGTTAAGCAATTGTAAATTTTATCCATTGCAGCTTTTTTTATTCTTTTAAGTTGCGGTTCTGAATAATATAAAATATTTGCTGATATCCAGTTAAGACTATTTGCTTTAAACAAATTCTCTTCAATTACAATTTTTTCATTTGTTGTTAAAGTATCATAAGCTTTTTTTAAAATGTCAAATTCTTTTTCTAACAAATTAATTTCTTTTTGCAATTTTTCTTTTCTGTCAATGTAACTAGCCAATTTGTTTTCCATTATTGAACAGTCTCCGTTTTGTGTTTTAAATGGATCAGTACTAATGCCAGAATATTCTATTTGATTTTCATTTCTCAATAAATCATTTTTTTTGTTTATAATCTTACATTCAATGATTTTATATTGCTTAAAACGTTCAATAGTTTTGTAAAATTGTTGACTTGTTTTTTTACTCATAACTAAAATGCTCCTGTACTACCAAAGCCACCACTACCACGTTGTGTATTGTTTTCTATATCCTCTGTTTGTTCAAGCTCAACATCTGTCTTTTTATTAAAAACTATTTGAGCTATCTTCTGTCCTGCTTCAAATTCAACTCCGTGTTGGTTCAAATTTTGCATTACGACTTGTACCTCTCCTCTGTAATCACTATCTACAGTTCCAAAGTGGACTAAAATTCCTTTTGCACTAATTGAGCTTTTAGGTCTGACTTGTGCCTCAATATGTTTGTCAAGCTCTAAAAATAAGCTAGTCGGTATTAGTTTTACTTGTTGTGGTAGTAACTTAAATGGTCTAGTAGTTTTTAAATCATATCCACTATCTGTATCGTGTCCTTTTCGCAAAATATAATCACATTTATATTTCATTTTCTACGTTCTCTCTTTCTGTAATATATTTTTCTAATAATTCTTCTGCTTTTTTAAAATTTAGTCTTACAACATTTTTTATAATATTTCTTAATGTTAAATTATCAAAATTTTCAATAACCTTTGACAATACAATTTTTGTAGCTTCACTAAAATAAAACAGCGGTTCTACATTTGACTTGAAATTTTGCAAATAATAAAGTGCTTTTTTGTAATCTTCTAGTCCGTTCTTTTTATCTGCTCTAAATAAATATTTAATAACATTTCCTATAACGAACCCTTGATAAGCATTCAAATGTCCGTCTGTCATAATTATTTTTATAATATCAAGCACCTCTAAATCTATGCTTAATTGATAGTGTTTTGGATGTTCTACGTTACTCATTTTCTTACCTACCTTTACTTATATTTTTCAAATATCAACTTAAAATCAACTAAATTAATCAATTTATAAAATACATATATAAAAATCGCAACTGATAAGATATACAAAACAATATACATAACTTTAAAAACTATTTTTTTGTAGTCTATAAATTTATTGTGATAGTCAAAAGACTTATTGTTATAAATATAATTGTTGATTTTTCTATATGTTTTACTTTCTTCTATTGCTTCAAAGCAAAAATTTATACCTTCGCCTATTGCAAAAAATACAGTTGCAACAAACAAAAACATAATAAAAATTAAACATAAAACACAAAATGAAGCTAATATCGTTCCAATTATTATCATTAAACTAACTGTTATTCCCATTATCTCAACAACTCCTTATTCTCGTATATATTGCCTATTACTTCTAAGTCTTCGCAACTTAGTATGATATCTATGAATAAATTAATATGGTTTTTAAATTCTATATTAAATCCACAATTAAAAAACGTTAAAACACCCTTTTCTTCCTCGTATTCATCTTCTTCTTCAAACGGACTTCCTTTAAAAAAATAACCGCTATTTATGATATCTCCCTCAAAAATTTCCACTCCGTTTTTATCGTGGAATCCCGTTGACTGCATTATTTCAACATCTGAAAATTTCATAAAAAAAGAATTGCCATTATGTTCTAATACTCTAATTCCTTTTAAGAAAAAATCTATAACATCTATTTTTAACATTTCTTTATTAGTTTTATCCCAAGCCCTAAATTTTAAATTATTCATTGTTTTTCTCCTCGTTTTCGTTAGATTTCCAAAATACTTTTTGTTCTTTTTCTAAATTTTTTAACAATTCACAAATAAAGTTTACTCCGTCAACAAAACTGGTATAAACTACAAATTTTGACATTTTTGCAATCCAGCTATCTTCATCATCATTTTCATAATGTCTTTTTGCTACTTCTTCACTTAGTCTTGTATTAAACTCTAATTTTGATGAATTATTTAAATCATTATTTATGAAAATTTTTCTCTTTATAAGTTCTTTCCCAATTTCAGTATTGAGTTTTATAATATTATTGTTTAATTCCAAAAGTTCTTCATCCGTTAATTTATCAACGTTTATTAATAATAAGTCATCAACTAAATCTTTGTACCTTAAATCTTCTATATTCATTATTCTTGCACCTCCACAACGTCATATATGGACAAATTAATTTTAAACTTTTTCTTAATATCCTTGATTTCTTCAAGTGTAAATCGCACTTGATATTTTGAATTATCGTTTGAATATTTTGAGTTAAAAATGGTTTCTTCATCAATATCCATAGTCAAGTATTTTTCACAATCTAGTAAATCAAATAGTTTTCTATAACCTTTTTGTAAGATTAAATTAAATCTTTTTTTCCTTACCTTTTTAGCTTGTCTTAATCTTGAAATATCATAATTACACAAACTCGCTAAATTTAAGCTGAAATCTTTTTGAAATTTTGAATACAAATTGTTATCAATCACTTTATAGATTTTTTTATCAAATTCGTATTCAACATTTTCTTCCCAACCTAAAAAGTCTGCTAACGTTATAGGTTGTTTTAAGTTTTCAATAACTGCGTCAATTCTGTTTTTTGACTTGTTGTTGTCATCTTGTGTTAACCCTGCTTGAATTAGTTTTAATCGTTCTATTATTTCTTGTCTATTCATAAACTACCTCGCTTTCTATTTCTAATTGCTTATAAATTTTTATATTTTCAAAATTAAGCATTTGATTTTTAGCTTTTGTATAAAATTCTCTTGATATTTCAAAGCCGTAACTATTTCTATTAAGTTCTTTACAAGCTCTTAAAGTACTCCCACTACCAGCCACTGGATCAATAACAACATCTCCCTCATCTGTAAAAATTTCTATTAATTGCTTCAGAATTGAAATAGGCTTTTGAGTTGGATGCACTTTTGGATATTCATTTTTGTTATCCCTTTTCCATTCAAACCAGTTATACACCATTTTTCTATTTGTTGATATTTTATTGCCGTTATTAAATTTTGGGAGCTTATTTCTGTATAAAACTACTGCATACTCAGTTGCTCCAACTATTTTTTGATTAGCTTTTAATGTTTGTGAAGAATAATTTTTTATAAAAAATAATGGATAACTATTTTTGAATCCGTGTTTTTTTCCGTATTCAATAACTGTATTTATTTGTTGAAAAGCACAAAATACTATCATAGCTGGAGCTTTATTTTTTTCTTTTGGTTCACTTTTTAAAAGTTTATTGCAAAAATGAAAATACTCCGCTATATTGAATTGTCCGTCTCCATTAAAAAAATTGCTTTTAGCCTTTTTACTTTCGCCCTTTTTATTATCTCCGTCAACATACCATTGAGTGCTACTAGCATAAGCATTTTCGCCTAGATTATAGGGAATGTCTGCTATAACTAATTGTGCTTTTGGTATTCCGTATCTTTTATAATTTTGAAAATTATCTCTAAACAATTCGCATCTAAAATTTTTCATTTTCTATCTCCTTTTCCATTTCTTCTATTTTTCTTCTTATCGTTTCATTATCTACATTTCCGTTCTTGACTAAGTGTTTGATATAATTGTAAAACTCTTCATAATTAATTTTTTCTTCAACTTGTTCTAGTGTTTTATTTATGCCGTGTCTTAAACCTTTTGACAAATTTTCTCCTAGTTTTAAGATTATTTTTCTTTGTCTCTTAGCACTTAATTTTGAAATGTCCCTCATTCTTTCCTCTTTAGTTTTATGGTATGTGCAAAATTTGCACTAACCATTTGTTTATTCAAGTTCTGTAACTGTTATCACGATTTTATCGACATCAGAAAAAACTTTTTTTGAGTTCAACTCGATAACTTGACAATCATCTACAAAAGCCGTTTTATTAAGTCCGTCTAGTATTGCTTTTTCTAAATTGTCAATATCAGGTCGTTGAGTGTGATAATCTTTTTTGCAACTTTTTGCTTTTTTAAAACAAAATAACAAATCTAGCTTTACAGCACCTTTCAAAATCAAGTCTTTATAACGTCTTTTCCACTCATAAGCTATTAGATTTTCATAATCTGCTGTCTTTTTCGGTGTATAAACAGCAAACTTGCTTAAACGTGGTCTTTGTTTTGGTATCGGTCTTGTATTTATTTCTAAGTTATACCTATACATTGTAACCCCCTTTTAATCGTAAAATTTACTAGCTATTTTTAATTAGAATATGTTTTTAATATAATTACAAAAACATATAAGGAGTTCAT